AGTGTTGGCACCTTGAAGGCTTGAATATCCTTTCATATTGTTCTCTGAAATCTTTTCAACAGCCTTCGCTTCGTCCGTACTGACAAGTTTTGAGTCTTTAATTTGTTTCACATAACGCTTTAATTGCCCCTTGCCTTCAATAGCAATCTCTAAACAAGAGAACTTTAATTCCTCGATAACGTCCATTATAGTCCCGTCCTGTTCGATACCTTTGTAATACCACCTCCAAGCAGTATTCTTTGTGGTACCCATAATCTTTGCGATTTCGTCAAAAGATTTGCCTTGTGATTTTAGAACCACAGCTTCAATGTATTTCTTTCCGAGATCTTCTTTATTTACTCCCATCTGGCGTAGTCTTGTTAGGCGAGACAGAGGTATAATAGTCCGCACTTTGTATTTCGTCAACTATCAATTCTCTCGTCCTCCAACACCAACTGCTCCGGGGCATTGAGAATGAACTCTGCTGGTGTGGGGAGATAAAAGAACTAAAAAGATGGTGTTTTTATATTAAAAATCATCATCAAAATAAATACCGATCCCAAAAGGGACTGCTATTAAAAACGATACACCAAAATAAAATCGAGCAAATTCCCAACTTATCTCTATCCATCTCAAAGTTCCAAAACTCAGTAATAGATAAAAGATTCCAAAGATAGCAAGCTCTCCGATTAGAACGAATAAGAATCCCCCGATAACAAATAATGTTTTTTTCATTTTAAATTAAGTGATTTAATAAATTGTAGTAATGCTTCTACTTCTGGTTTAAGGACTTTGATGAATTGTTGCGTACAAGTGCTTCCATCAAGATTTACTAAAGGTGTTTTTACTTCTTTCCACCCCTCTGCTACGATTTCTTGGAGGGATTTAGATATACCGCACTTTTCCCATGGAAGTTCTAATGACCGCCATTTGTTTGAATCTGGAAACTTCTCCAACACATCTCCAAGCCTCGTCTGTTTTATGTTCGCTTCGCCAGAGATTATTTCTCCGCCCAACGAATTGATAAGTTCTTTTGCCGATTCTGGTGTAATTGTTTTCATGTTATTTCTGAGGGGTGTTTAGGAGCGTTCTTTAAGTGCTTTAAGTAAGTAGTCTGCAAGCTCGTATTGTTCCATAACTTCTGACTTATACCTACCCTCTTGCCCGATATATTTTGTGATACTTACAAAAAAGAATAAGAAACCGTTTTCGTCCCTAATTCCATAGGGCTTGTTGTTTTTGTGTATAATTTGTAATTCTTTGTGTGCCATATTGTATTCCCTCTCTCAAAGGGTTTTAGTCATTTAGTTTAATTTTCTTAATAACGAGTTTGTGGTCTTTCTGCTTAAAACAGACAGTACATTCTTTGTAAAGAACATGACCAGCACTCTCTACCTTCCATCTGTGTCTGTGAAATATGAGCTTGAAGAGGGGTTTTAGGGTTTTCATAGTATTTTTAAAATATTAAAGAATGCTCCAGACATTTCCGCTTTCAATCCAGATCCATTGTCCCAAGTGTAAACCCATTCCTTTCCAAGAAGCACTGCCGCAACACACCTCCACTGTTCAATCCTTCCTTCAGTCTCCGCAACAACGACATCTCCGATTTTGTATCCAGAGAGAGGAAGATCGTCAATCAAGGCTCTCTTCTCTTTCTGAAGAACTGCTTCAAGCTGTGCTGGTGTAAATTTTTTCATTTGTCTTCTGGGTAAAGCCATAAGTGGTGCTTGATTGCCGCTCTTACCGAGGTAATTGGAGTGTCAAACTCTTTCGCCAACACTATTTCGTTTTTCTCAGTACGCCAAGCAGTTCCGATCCGGGAATACAAGACTTCAATATCTTCTGTGTCCGGGAGGTGCATATTGTATTCAAAATCTGCCATTTTATTTTTTAAATTATTGGAGGGCCAGAATCCACCCCAGCCCTCCCACTGTGTTAATATCTGTTTATTGGTCGAGTCCGACGCAAAATTTGCTCTTGGCAAAAGTGAAGTTTGCAATATTCCTCACTTGTTTCTCTTGTACCGCTGTACATCAATGCTTCTTGAACAGCCTGTACCCTGCCTTCAATGATTCCGTTTTGGAAATCCATAGTGCAATCGCACTCAACTTGTTCGTCGCATTTCTTCCATTGTCCTTTTCTGATTTCTGTGACCTCTTGGCACTTTCCCTCCAATTCAGTACGAACTGCGAGAGTTTCAGTAGAACAGTCTTTTTCTTCTTCAACTTCTTCAATATCAAAATGAGAACCAAGTTCAATGTAATCCTCAAGTGAGATTGTGGTTTGTTTCAGGTAGTAACCTCCAGCGAATCCAATAATGAACATCACTACTGCTACTACTGCGATTGCTCTGATAACGAGTTCTGAGTTTTTCATGTTTTAAAATTATCCAACTACCCCCTCAACAAACCCTGCTAAAAAAGTAAGACTCATGGCTGCTATAAGAACCCAAGTCAAAACCTTTTCATAAGAACTTCTTTCTTCGTAATTTCTGTGATGTGAAGCAATCATAAAATGTACAACTGCATAAGTGAAACCGATTGAAAATAAAAATTCCATTATAGATATTGTGCTATGTAAAAACAACCATGAGTCAGTACGACACCAGCAGTAATACAAGTTAAAGAATAGAAAATGAATCCCCAGCGAGTAATTTTGGCACCGTTTCTGCCTGTGGCTATGATCGATGAATTTTTCATCATGTATGGGTTAAAAAATACTTTTTGATTGTAATGGACTGTTTTTATATTGTCAACTGTTTTTGAGGGAAAATTTAAAACGGTTGCTTTCGCTCTTAATCCAAAGAGTTTTGTGGCTTCCCCCCACTGCTACCACTTCCAGAATGCTCCTGTGCTTCCTTCTCCAGTGTTATTGAGAGTTGTGAGGGAAACAACAAGCCGAAATGAAATTCCTTCGCTAGAAGGTCAATTATTGGCTTCGCTATCTTGTCGATTTCAACGGTTGTAAGTTTCGTTGAACTTTTCTTCCCTGTGGCTCCAAATTGTACCGGGTTCCAGATATTCATTTTTACCAAGTCTTCGTCCCATTCAAATTCCACAATCCTTCCATCAAGGATCGAGAGGGTTTTGTGTTTGGCACCAACTCCGTTCAATTCCGCTGCAATCTGTCTGCAAAATTTCCACATCGCATTGTTTTGCTTTACCGTTCGTTTTGGCTTTCGTGCTACCAATTCCCACTTACCGGGGGCAAGCCCGTCTACTGAAAGAAAGAATTTTTCCTTTGCAATAAGGGCTTCTCCGTTTGTGGTATCAAATAGTTGTGAAATCATTTTTGGTCTTCGTTTACGAGTCTTGAGACAAAGTGTCGTGAGTTTTTATCAACACTGGTGTAATGGTATCCTTCGCAATTTTTGCACCTGTACACATATCCTTGTGGTGCGATTCCGTGCAACTTCGCTTCTTTGTGGTACGCCTTTGCGTCTTTTCTGTTTCTGAATCTGATTTTATGACAGCATTCGTACATTTTGTTTTGTTTAAATTTTTAAAAAGATTCTTCGCTTTCCTGATTTTCAATAAACTATCTCGCTCCTTCTTTCTTTTGTGTAGCTCGTTGTGGCAAGTTATACAACAAAACAGAAAGTTGTCTTCGTGGTGTATGTTTTCATGCTTCGGAGCTTCACTTCTAAAAACAATATGATGAACTTCGTATTTCACAGAATTAGTACAACCACATCTTTCGCATTGATTATATCCGACAATCTCCATTCTTTTTTTTGAGTACTTTGCACATTGTCTATATCCAGTATTCTTTTTTCCTTGTTTTATTCCACAATAAAAGCCGCCTCTGTATGATGGATTCCCCTTCCCAATTCTTTTTTTTGATATGTAATTATAGAAGCACTTTCGACAACAAAACTTTTCATGCTGTCCGATAAAACTCTTTTTGCAGTTGATACACTTAATTTCCTTTTTACACCTCTCTATTGACTCTAGTTTTAATTGCTTGAGTCGCTTCTTTTGGCAATCATAACACCTAACCTGTTGACCAGCCTTTCTCTCGAACTCAATAGAGCAATCTTTACATTTTTTAATAACAACTCCTGTGAAGCCATTTCTAATGAATTGTTTATAGTGCCTTGGACACATACCCCTACCGCCAGATCTTCCTATGTTTCTGTCACATCTCGCTACCGAACACGGTTTTTCATAATTATTCATTCACTTACATTCTAATGGGTTGTATTGTGGATTACAAGTTCCATATTGTGATAATCCCATCGCTTTCAGGTAAACTTTTGTATGTTTTTTCATTTTAGCAGATTGTTGCTTGTTTGAGGGTAATCAACGGAGGGAATGGTTCTTCTGTTTCCTCATCCTTTGGCAATGTGAATATTACGAATTTTCCTTTTAAATTAGAAACAAGATCTCCGGCTTCTCTCAGCTCGCAACATCTTCTTTTGACTTCGCTACCGATAAATCCGTCCGGACGATTTCTCTCTGCGTCTTTCATGTGTGAAGGGTTTATTTCTCCACGCTCTTTTACAAACTGCATAATGAGTTCTTTTTGTGTTGTTTTTTTCATATTGTATCCCGTGATACGGGGTTAGGAATTAAACTTTTTCGTAAGTCTTTTTAAATATATTTGGTTTTACTGGATAGAATTCTCCCTCAATCCCTCTTATAATCCAATCTCCAGGCTTTGCAAGATGATTCCCCTCAAGTGTAGCTATTTCTAAAATCTCAAGAGAATGTTCCCATATCAATTCTTCGCTCTTTACAAAGTCTTGCACATCTTCCCAGTTCGCACCCGTCCATTGTATCGCTTCCACTGTAACTGGTTTTTTTCTGAATTTCATTTTATTTTCCCATTTAACCCATGAGTGGGGGTCTTATTAAATAGTAATTGAATCAACTCTTTTACAGAGTGTGAAAGTGTTTCCGTTTGTGATAATGAAGAAATCTTTTCCTTCTCCAACATCACTTGGCTTCAAGTCATGCTTCGCAAGCCAGTCAATGTATTTTTGATTTGCTTTTGCCACGGACTCCTTGACTGCTTTTTCTTTTATCTCTTCTGACTTCTGGAAAGCAAGAGCTTCTGCTTCTTTGTCAGCTTTCTCTCGTGCTTCTCGTTCCATTCTTGCGTTCTTTTCGATTGCGTCTTTTTCTTTCTGAAGTTTCTCACGATCTTTTTGAGATTTTTCTTCAAGAGCCAATCTTTTCTTTTCAGCAAGCTCTCGCTCTTTCTGTAATTTTTCATTCTCTTTTTTGATCCGTTCGTTTTCAATTTCGTCTTCCTTTCGTTTTACTTCAGCAAGTCGCAGTGCTTCTTTCTCATCTGCTTCACGCTTTTTTTCTTCAGCAATCTTATTGTCATGGGACGCTTTTTGTCCACCAAAGAAAATATCCCACGCCTCGTCACTCATTTCTCCCACATCAATTCCAGCGAACTCACTGAGTCCAATCTTGTTCAACTGTGCGGTTCTTTTTTCTCTTACTTTTTCGATCCGTTCTCTCTCAATGTTTTCAAAGTGTTTCTCCACTTCCATCAATGGAGCCTCTTTCTCTGACAGTTGCAAAAGAAATAAGTTCTTGGCACCGTCGATTGCTTTTGAACGGAGAAGAACATCTGCCTTGATTGTTTTGTGAATCTTGTCAGCTCCAGTACGGATCTTCACATACTTCAGACGAAGTTCTTTTGCTTTTTTACTTACTCCCTCCGTCACTTCTTTTTGTGATTCTATTGCGATTTTTTTGAAATCAGCGTCAAGCTCCGCAATTCTCTGTGCCGTTGCACTGAACGATCCAAGAATTATCTCAGCGTCAGTGGCTTTTATGTTGAACTGTTCAACCAATTTGGTTGAAAGTGTTGTTGCCAGTGGTTGTTTTGTCATAGGGTTTAAGAATTAAAAGGCTATTTGTTTTACCATTGCGTCAATCTCAGCGAGAACTGCGAGCTGGTAATTGTGAAACTTCTCGATCTCTTCAGCAATATCTTCACGCTTTATCGTAATGTAATGAAGTTGTTTTGAAGGTATCCGTGGATCATAGAACGCAAACACAAGTGATTCAAGCTCTTCGTCCACAATGAAATATTGCATTGCTTGATCTTCGTAATCAGCAGGGATTTTTTGTTCAAAATATGCCATCAAGTGTTTCGCACTTGCCAAACATTTCACTTCAAACGCAATCTTCTTGGCACCTTGTCGTCCGTCCATTGAAACAGCGATATTCTCGTTGTCGTCACGAACACAGAATCCGGGTCGTTCAATTTCTCCGAACTCTTTTTCCAATTCCTCAATCGCTTCGTCTTCAAGTCTGGTCCCACGAGCCATTGGATTCTCTTCGTCTTTTGGTATCCCGATCCGTTCTGCAAGTAATTCGTAATACCCGATTTTCTTATTGTTTCCTCGTCGCACAATTATTCCGTGCAACTTGGATCCAGTAATTTTTCCTTTTCTGAGGTCTTGCCATTCCTCTGTGTTCTGTTCTACGTCTTGAAAGATTTTCATGATAATTTGGTTTTAAGAGTATCTTTGATTGCAATGAGTTGAGGGTCTGCCATCAATCCCCTTCCAAGTCCTGTAAAGACTGTTCTGAGTTTGTCAAGTGTCTCACACTGATTGAGAGCAACTTCAGCGTCTTCAAGTACCTGTTCTTGTTTTTGTTTCTGGTCAGCGATAAACTCTTCCATTTCTTCAGAAGAAGCGATTTCTCCACTGGCCAAGTATCCAAGGAATGCCAAAGCTCTTCCAACTGCGATAGTTTCCAGTTTTTCAAACGCTTTTTCTTTTTCGAGTGGCCCCATAGCTTGCCCAGTTGCGATTGATCCGTCTTCCTTCGTGATCTCTGCCTTCAGTACCATTTGGCCATCTGGAAGCTGAGTAAAAGAAGTGTCTACTTTTCCTTTCGGATTTGCTTCACGAAATTCTTTCATTCGATCCGCAACTTTTGCATATTCTGCCCCACCTGCGACCTTCATTGTTTTTGTTGTATTGTTCATTTTTAGAGGGGTAATGGAGTTACAGAGTGTTGAACTCCTGTGAGTTCTGTGAGTAATTTTGCTGCGGACTCTTTGAGTCGTTGCATTATTTTTGGAGTGTCACACGGTGTGAAACCACCAGCGTCGTACATTGCCCAGAAAAAGGCTGGAAGAGGCTCTTCCATACAACGTTCAAGAATAATCTCAGCGTCTTCATGCTGAGGTTGAAACGGAACCGAAACTTCTATTGCCATCAGTAATGATTAAGAATAAGAAAGCTACTTTATTATATAGAATGGTTTACAGCCTGTCAACTCTTTTCTATACTTTTTTATTTCATTCAAAAATGCGAACTCACCGTATCTCCTTTTTGCCTCTAAGTTATACGCCCTTGCCGCATCTAACTCACAATCAAATACCCCAATGTATTTAGCACATATTATTACCCTCCATTTTTTGCCAGACGAATTACGAGAAACACCCCTAAAATTAGATACTCCTTTTGAATATGAGGAATTTGATCCGTTTTCTTTTTTTGTTGCATGTCTAAGGTTCTCCAGGCGATTATCTAGCGGGTTTCTATTTATGTGATCCACAATTTTACCTTTCTCTTTTTTTAAAAATGTATCTACCACAATCTTATGCACCCTTGTGTTTTTACAGCTTCCTTTTTTACAGAGAGACACCATTTTGTATCTCCCAGAAACAAATTGTTTTATTGTTTTTGATTTTAATTTTTTCTTCCCTCCAAAATTATGATCTACAAGTCTATCCTCTGATCTAATTTCCCCATCCGAAGAAACTGAATACACACCCTCATATCCTGAAACCGACCTCCATTCAACCATTGTGTAAAAATATTAAAACATTTCTGTGCCATATTTCAGCTCTATCATCCCCACTATATCTCTTTGCATCAGCAAGTGTTGGAATGTCTCTTCCTCCATATAAACGAATCCATATGTCCTTAAAATCATCATAACTCTCTTTTTTTGTTGCATAACGAGCCGGAACTAAATTTTTTCCATCCCACTTGCGGATTCCGTGGCAATTATTAACGGCCGTGAAATTTGTTTTATCCTTACAACCATGTGTCTCTTGCATAGCAACCGCTTTTGCGAGTTTATCGAGTGAAGTTGTTTCGGCAGTTACTTCGCTGCCCGGTATAAACCCAAACACTCCGCTTTGTAACGGGGCATTGTTTTTTCGGATTTGATTGGTATTCCGTCTGCAATTTTTATCGCAACGAGGGTACAAAATTTTTCTTCTTCTCGTGCAATCAGAATATCCTCTTGTTTTTCAAGAGAACCAATCTGGCCCCGAATAAAAGAAAGATCTTCTGTTACCTCTGAATACGCCCTATCCGCAAGATAGACACGATCTGGAAGTAATTTTTGAGCTGCGAATGTTATTCCCGCACCGAGAGTAAGAAGTAAAACGATTATGAAAGCCGACTTGTATTTTTGCATTTGTTTATGAATTAAGAATTACAAAAGCAAAATCAGTATACTCCGCTGTTTATCGCTTGTCAACAATATTGTAGAAAATCTTTTCTGCCTGTCGTGCCGAACACCGCTCGTCAAACGAAATTTGCTTGAAAATTTTTCTTGCATTTTCGATTATTGGAAGAGATCTTCCATTGACCCAATGTAAGACAGATTGACCACTTACACCAACCTTGGCTCCGAAAGCTCGGTATGTGTATCTGTGGTTTTGAAGAAACTCTTTGAGGTTTTTACTTTTTGGGGATTCCATGTTTTTTATTTAAGTCGGTTTGATTGTAATTCACTGTTTTTGTTTTGTCAACATTTATCAATCAATGTATCGAAACCGCTTTATGACTTCGATATTTAACCCCTTCATTATCATACAAGACCTGTTTTTGTCTTTCTTATTCGGAATGGGAACTGGCTCTTTTGCTTTCCAAGCGAGCGTTGCTGTCGTCGCCTCCTGTTGTGTTACTTTCACGGATTCATATTTCCCACCCATTTTGTAATGAATTTCGTGTGTTTTTATTTCTGTTGAAAGTTCTGTTGTCATTTAAAAATTAAAATTAAAAGGTTTGTCGAATCTTATGTCTGGCACTTCTTCATCAAGCCACCGTTGCTCGTTTATCCATTTTTGCGGATAAGGTATAAATTTCCCTCCGTCTTTTTGCCAATCCTCAGAACTCATTTGAGTTTGAAGTGATCCAATAATCAATCGGAGGAGTTCTTCGTTGATTTTTAATTTTTTCCAATAATCAAATGCTTTTGGCTTTGCTTTCTTTTTTGGATACATTTTCCAGAAAAATTCAAAAGTTTCTTTGTTTACGTTTTTTTTAGTTTTTATTATATCTGTATCATTATCTGTATCTGTATCATTATCATTATCATTATCTGTATCGGGTTCTTTGGGTATTTTTGGGTTACCAGATAACCCAGTGGGTTTATTTGGGTTCTTTGGTCTTCCTCCCTTTGAACCGTTTTTTTTGTTTCTATCACAGATGTTATTGTATTTTTGCAAATCTCTTTTGAGCTGTTGCTTTATTGATTCAAACCCAATCTGAATAATTAAATCGTCAGTTTTTGGGTCTTCATCGTTCACATATGAGAGAATATGTTTGATAAGTTCTCCCGCTTTTTCGTTCGGAAGTTTATCAAATATTCCTTTTTGATCTGCATAAAGCATGAAGGCTTTTTTACCTGTTGCCATGATTAAGAGTGTTAGTTTTGCGTTCCTCATTCTTGAGAAACACTTTTTGTGAGTAAGTGATATTATTTACCTTTTCAATGAAATCTAAATCGTCAAAATACCACGCAGTAATCGCAGTAAGTATTTGCTCCTTTGAAATCTTTTCCATGAGTAAGTGAAGTAAGTAATCGAAAAGAAATATATCACACTGTTTTAATCTGGTCAACACTTTTTTAATAAATCTTCTACAAACTCAATAGCCTCGTTCCTCATTACCATTCCAGTAGTAAATCGAAACACCTTCCAGCCAAGTGCTGTTGCCGTGTTATATTTATCACAATCCTTTTCAAAACCAGATCCCCTAGTGTGTCTTCCTCCAGAATAAACACCCCCCTCTATCTCAATCAAAATCTTATGCTCTGTGAGTGCGAAATCAGCCCTCCACTGTCTTTTTTCGCAAAACTTGTACTCAGGTACATATTTAATATTTGCACACTGTAGATGGGCAGAGAAGACGATTTCTCCTTCGGATTGTTTCATTCTTTGCTGATTGCGTCCCGTGAGACATATTTCGAGAACACGTTTTGTATTTGACTGAAAGGAAGCCAGAAGACACCAGGTTGATTATCTCCCCATTTTATGAGTTCTGAGTCTCTCATTTTAAACGCCCCCTTTGATCCGTCTGGACAAACCATGTTTTTATTCCACCCTGAGAAATAAACAGCGTGTCCTCCAAGACGTTTTCCGGTTCCAACAGTAAAGAACCCACTTACCATCATAGAACCACTATTTGTATTCCGTTCTTCGTCTATCCATTTCCAGTACACCCCGCTCCTAATCGTTTCATTTCGGAGCAACCAGAGTTGGATACCTCTAACCGTATCTTCGCCTCTCCTGAGTCTCCTGTACTGCGTCTGTGGGAATCCTTGTGGGTGATTGTGGAATTGTTCTTCTGCGTTTTGTACAGAGTCTCCCCATGCTTTATCCCCTCCTGTTTTTTCTTGGTGTCCCCATAAAACTTCTTCGTCGATCTCTACGGGCTTTTGATGCCAAATAGTGTTCGTGATACCAACGCTTCCCCCTTTCGAGTAAGAGGTGCATTTATTCTTCGTTTGCTTCTTTGCCTTCCATCCAAGTTTTTCTGCTTTTACATCAAGGTAAAACTCATCCGAGATCTTTACCACTCCGGCAAAGAAGTGTTGCTCTGCGTTCAAGTCTCTTGGGTCTGGCCGGTCGTAAGCCCCAGACATCTTCGGAACCGGGTCAAATAAGTAGTGATATGCTTCAACCCATCTACTCGGATGGAGTAGGACAAACAGCCAAGAAGTATTTTTAATCATTTTTATTTTTTAAAGATTCCAGAAGCAACCGCTGGCATAGGCAAAGAGTTCAACACTTCGTACAAATATTTGATCAAGGCTCGAAGCCCCGCTGTGAAGGCACCTGAAGCAAGCGAAAAGAAAAGAACCGAGTTCATTGCGGTTCCTGCGTCAATAGCTCCCAGCATTGCTGAAAGGAATGTTAAAAGGGCTGCGGAAAGAAATGTAATACCAGAACTGACCAAGTATCGTACGATCTTGTTTTTACGAGTTTCCATATTTGGAGGTTAAAAAGTACTTTGATTTTATACCTCACGCCTTTCTGGTCAAGCCACGGGCTTTTGTACCTCAAAAGTACGATTGCAAACATATCTCGTGTATTCGTCTATTGCAATCAGAGCTTCTGCTATTGGTATATTTTTGACAATCTCTTTCGCAAATTCTTTATCGTCAGGAAGATCTTGGAATGCGATTGGATCCATTTCCTCTTCTATTGATTTGTAGACGGCTTTATTTTCAATCATCGTATTGGTTCGATTATTCCACGAATAAGTAATCCCTCATATATTGCTGTAACTTTTGGCACGAGCTCTTCAATACGCTCTTTGTTGTCCAGAATATCCCTTTGTGTATTTGCCCACGCTACCGCCACCGTGAAGAAGAGTCCAACAATTGAGATAAGAAGTCCCATCGAGAAAGATTTACTCAGGTGCCATTCGTTTGTGTTGGGCATTTTTGTTTTTGTCTTTAAGACTGTTTTGGAACCAATGCGATATTTGCGAACGCTTTGAGTTCGTAGCCATGTTTGGCAAGAACTTCATTAACTTCCTTTGAGCAAGCCTCCTGCTTGGTCTGTTCTTCTGCTTGAAGAAGTTTTTTTGCTTCTGCTACTGGATCGATAACGGGTGTTTTTTCTGTCATGGTGTAAGTTTACAGAAAGAAAACTACGCTGTCAATTCGTCGATGTCAGCCAAGATAGCAACGTTCTTTGCTTTTTGCTCTTGAATAGATTTAATTTGATTGTCGGACTGTTCTATTTCTCGGACAATATCATCCCGACGAACTGTGCGAGTTGTTGAAAGAACGCTGACAGTTTTCCCATCCGCTCCTTCCATGTCTTTGAATTCTTTGAGAGTGTAAGTATCTGTTGACTCTACTGCTTTTGAAACCGTTTTTTCTACTGTAATCATTGTGTGTATTATACTTTAAAAATTAGAAAATGTGAAACTTAGTTCTTGTATTCCGTGTAACCCTGATAAAGACTGATTGTGTTGTCTGTTTCAGCACTAGCCCATTGAGCTGTAATCTTTATATCCATATTCGCCGTTGTGTCGATTGTCGCTATTCCTGCCATCGAAGTAATATCTCCTCGAGCAGTAGCGTCTCCAACTTCTAGATGAATATGAACTGCTCTTTGTCCTGACGCTCCGATAGTTCTCTGAGTAGCATTAGCACTCATATGCCAGTCTTGGTCTGTTAACTGTCTTGTGTTTGTTTCTAAGGTAGCAACTGGTGTTTCACTTGCTCCAACATATATTCTTAAAGTAACTTCATCTCCAGCAGTTCCACTATCGTTAGTAACTATTCCATCACAATGAACTTTAAAGACATTTCCAGCTTCTAAACTATTCGCTGCGATTGGAGCTGTATAAAGAGTTGTTTCAGTTGTTGTGTCTGCAACTGTTACTGTTGATAATTGAACATCTCCTGTCCTGTCTATCGCTTTTTGCTTAGCGTTATTAGTTATATAGATTTTGCCATTATAATATTCAATACTACCAGCTTCAGGAGTTGAGAGTTTTACTCCTGCTGTTAATTTCAAAGGAGGATTCGTTGCTGTTCCTGCTGCTAAGTGTAAGAGGGCTGTCGGACTCGCCGTCCCGATGCCGACGTTTCCGTCGCTGTCTATCCTGACCTTTTCTGTTGTTCCAATACCAAATCTATAATCTGCAAAATCTCCTCTAAAGGAAGTATAAGTTCCTCCAACACGATTATAACCCTGTAATAATTCAACATTAGTAGTAATTCCAGGTATAATTTCAATCCCTTCAGCTCCAGCATTTGAAACAACTAAATTAGCATTCGGACTCGTCGTCCCGATACCGACGTTGCCAGAGGATTTTATTATCATCTTCGCATCCGCGTAAGAAGCGTCCGATGAATCGGCGGTATTGTTATTCGCAAAATATAAATCTCCGACAGCAAATGCGCCTGTTTCTTTAAAGGCTACCAAACCTTTTGAAGTGGTGGCTCCATTTGCAGAAGAAAAAAGTATTCCAGCTTCATCACCAGTAGTACTCCTCTCATCCTGAACTTTTATATAGGTATTCCCAGATGCCCCCCGAACGTGCAATTTTTGTTCGGGACTCGCCGTCCCGATGCCGACGTTGCCTGAGTTATCTATACTTATCCCCTCTGCTCCTCCATCTCCACTTATCCAACTATTGTGCGTATTAATTATTTTATTCGTTCCATCACTTTGAAATGTGATATATTCTGTCGGATTACCATAACCAGTTAAACCTGGACCCAATAAATCAACTTTCGCAGTATTCCATCCTGAAGCAGTAAATTGTGACCTTATTCCACCTATATTTATAATATTAGGCACTCCTCCTCCTACACCATCCTTTGATACAGAAACATATAAGTTAGCTATGCTATTTGCTCCCACATTATTAAAAACTCGTGCAGAAGTTATTACATCTAACTTCGCCCCAGGACTCGCCGTCCCGATGCCGACGTTGCCTGATGTTCCATCAATCCTCATTCTTTCGGTAGCGTTTGTTCCCAAAACCAACGTTTTAGTTCCTTGAGTATAAATTTCAAAAATTCCAGGACCAGTTCCACTAAATAATTGGAGTGGATAGTTTGTTCCTGAAATACCTGCATAATTCCCTTTTTGTCTTGAATAAAGATTATATAGGTTTGCACTAAAACCAGTCACAACATTATTATCATCTGCAACGTTACTTCCAGACACATCAAGTTTTCCCCCTGGACTCGTAGTGCCGATGCCGACGTTGCCTCCAGTGGGGTTAAGCGCTAAATTCTGGTCTGTTCCATCAGAAAGTTTATACCCTTGAATTGCTCCAATAGTAGCAATAGCCCCAATCTTTACACCTCGGTTTATGTAACTACTTCCTATTTGAGATAAGTAAGTAACTGACGATAGACCAGAAGTTACTTCCAACTTCGCCCCCGGACTCGCCGTCCCGATGCCGACGTTGCCTGATGTTCTATCAATCGTCATTCTAGTATTAACTGTTGCACTTGTACCAGATTTAATAAATAATTTATTCTCCCCTCCATCATGAACAATTTGAAAACCACTACCCGTTGTTCCAAATTTAGATACACCAAGGGTAGCAGTTGGAGCTTCCATAAAATCAATACCTGAATCCCCTCCATTGTCGGTTTCTACTAATATATTAGGGTCTGAGAGACTAGCTATATGAAGTATTTCTTGAGGACTCGTCGTCCCGATGCCGAAATTCCCAGAGTTTACATATCCCCCGACACCACTTAACGGTTCGGAAAACAAAGCTACTGTTGAAGAAGCTGCAGCATTTAACATATAAAATCTTCCCTCTGCTCCCCCTGATGATTGACTAAATAAAAATCTATCAGCACCAGTCGCCCTATCGGTAAAGACTACTTTCTCTCCTGCGTTCAATGCGACATCTAATTTCTCAGAAGGTGTGATAGTACCTATTCCAACATTGTTGTCCAAATAAACCGCGTCAAGAGGGTCTGTACCGTCTACGAATTTACCGCCAGAGCTTCCACTGTCAAACCAACCTGTTGTGTCTGTATCCCATACCCAAATTGTGTCAGTTGTTCCGACCGTAGCAAACCAGCCATCTTCTCCGACTGGATATGCAGCATTTAGGGCCGCTTCGGTTAAGAAGTATCCTTTGTCGTTTCCTGTGCCACCGATCCCGCCTTCTCCGAGAATAATCATTTTCTTAATTTATTGAAAAAGTCTGTCATAGTTTTTACCACTTGTACGTCTGGCTTCATTTCTTTCCTGAATGCTGAAATAAGTTTTGCGAATTCTGTCGATTCCTTTTTTTGTTCTTTTCGGAAAGACGAAATCAACAATGAAATGTTTTTGTAGTTTTTATCTTGCCCCGAAACTCCCTTTGAAAGTTCTTTTATGATTTCTTCCTTCATTGATCCGGATATATCTCCCTGAGAATCAATTATCTTGTCGAATTTCTTTGACAATTCTTTATTGCCAGAGTCTTCACGATTTTTCACAGAGTCTGTTAGTTCTTGCATTGCCCGTTCTCCTGTCTTTTTTAATTCTAAAATAGCAGAAGCAATCTCTGGCTCCCCCAGTCCGTCCGGAAGAGAAATTTCTACTTGTGACAGGCTTTCTTTTATTAAATCTCCCATTTCTTCCACAATCCGATCCAATTCAGCTTTTGACATTTTATAACTTCCACCACCACCACCATTTCTTCCCGCTTGTGCAAAGATAGAACTGAAAATACCATTATAAACACCATTTCGGGTTTCATCGCCAAGAGTCATTCGTGCTGAATAATCTAAAAGCTCCTTCAGCTCTTTGAAGTGATAGGAATACTTCCCTGTTTCTGCCGTGGCGACCATGTTGTCAGTCTTTACGAGAGTATATTTCCCAGCAACCACATTGTAAATATTTATCGTCGGGGTTCCTGTACCCTCAAAATTTGCTTCAAAATTATTGCTCATTGCGTCTGGTATGAATAAACACCTTCAGTGTAGCTATCCAAACCAAAAAAATCAAAGTACAAAAAAAAGCGAGATTTCTCCCGCTCTTGTAGCCATTTTTTTTAGAATTTAAGAATTAAGAAATTTTCCAGCCAATCACACCTTCTGCGATTGCTTTCGCTGCGAAGTATCTCTGCTTCTCTTTGTCGTAAGAAAGGAAGTCTTTGAGATTTTTCGGACCGAGATTTTCTTTGAGAATCGCAACCCCTCTGTCCAGAGTTGAATCCACACGAGTCTCTGCTTCCCCCTGACAGCTCTGACAGATCCCGTACCCTTGATCTTGGTCTTGGTCTTCATACCCTTCCCACACCTTGAAATATTGACCGCAACACCCGCAGTCAAGACTTTTGCCGATTCTGATTGCCTGTTTTTTCATGCTAAACATATAAAAGTTATAAAACCGAAAATGAATGATCCAATCGCTGCAACCTGAATGAAGCGTGGATAATCTCGAAACCGTGGATAATCGTTCATAGTCCGAAAGTTAATGCCATATTGTCGAGGACAACGATTTTCTTCATCGCTGGAAGTTTCTGGTACATTTTCCAATCTTCAGGTTTTACCATTTTCTGAAGAGCTTTTTCCAGTGGTTGATACTGGAAGGCGAGCATTTTTAACAATGCCACCGCTGGATCCGCTACTTGTTTTGCCATCTGTTGTGGATTAAGAATAAGAAAGCAAATTCATTGTACAGGACGGTTTACATCTTGTCAACACTTTTGTAGACTTTTTTACACTTTTTTTATTTATACCGTATATAGTGGGTGGAATTTCTTTTACAAAATGGTTGACAGGGGAAAAACATAGGAGTACAATCAGGTCGATATGGAAAAAATAAAAACCCAACGAACAGATAAGGCACAAAGTACTTCGTTCTCTGCCCATTTCAGGCAAGTAGACAAGTCAGGCAAGTCATACTTCCTACATCCCCTCGAAATCGCCTTAAAAATGACCTCAGAGTCCGCCGTGATAGTTGCATTCCTCCATGACGTATTCGAGGATACTGACCTTCAAATTCGAGAAGTGGAATATCTCAGAGAATCAGAAAGGGTTGCCCTCAAACTTCTTACAAAAAGAAGGGAGCAGTACTATGAAGATTACATTGCTGGAATAAAGGAAAACAAACTCGCAACAGAAGTAAAAATTGAAGATCTCAAGCACAATCTGAAAGACAGAGGGTGGACACCGCCACCAGAACGAATTGCAAAATACAAAAAAGCCCTTAAACTTTTAAGTGATGAATAAAATTGACAAAGGAGTAATAAGCTATCCAGAAGGAGAACCAACTGGAAAAGAAGAAAAACCATTCTTGATTACTTACAAAAACGGTAAGACGCTTCGAGGTATGGCTTCAGGGCTTGACAACAGCGAATGGGAAAATGGTGTCAAAGGTTCTTCGTAGGAAGCGAACCGTGTTTTTCCATTTCTCTCATAAAATCAAGGGCTTCTCCACGAGTCTTGAATTTTAGTCGTTTCCCTCCCATTCCAGTACCAATCGAATTCACGCTGATCACTGGTACGATTTCGTCACGAGCTTCCATTGCTTTCAGGACAGAGGTTCTGAAGTCTTTATGCTTTTCCTCGAATATTTCCCTTGGCACCTTTCTTCCACGGAATTCAACGAATCTCCACGCTTGATCTTTGTCTGCATAAACCATATTCAGTCGTGGTGTTTTCCCTGCTTCAATGACTTGATCAACATTTCTGAGAAGTTTTTTGAAGTTGGCTCCAGTTCCGTCAAGAATAAGCTCCGCACTTCCATTGATACCATTGACACCATTGATAAGAACTTCCGTCTTTCCGCTTCCTGATCCTCCAGAAGTAAGGTCAACAAATTTCCCCCTAACCTTTGGCAGTCCTTCAGCAAACGCTTCTTGAGCGAGTCTTGAGCTTTCAGCGTGGTAAAGTGGAGCGTTGTCTGGAGTGGACCCAAGAATTGTTTTGATATTATCAGCGTCAATTATTGCGGTACCTTTTTTATTTGGAGTGAGTACTTTCTTGATAACTTCTTTATCTGATACACCAGTCGAACCGGGAAACCCAGAGCTTCCAGTTTTTTTTGAATCATCAAAGAATTTCGCAATCGTCATATCTTTACCGAACTTTTGTTTCAATCCAGCAGTAAGACCCCTTGGTGTGGTGTATTCAATACCCAGTTTCTTGAGTTCTGCCTTGAGAAATTTGTCTTCGTCCAATGCTTTCACGAAATCTCCGAGCGTATCGTATTTACTCGCTTTATCAGCAAGCGTATCAATGTTCGCTTTCTTCACAATCTTTTGAGCTGGCTTTTTTACCGTAACTTTAGGTTTTTTTTTTGGAACAATCTTGATTGGTTTTGCGTTTTTCTCTTTGATCAATGAAGTCTTGAGATTATCGAATTTCTTTTTTCCGAGACTCTTCAGCAATTTCTGTCCCATTTCTCCACCAAAGAACTTCGCCAAAATGTACTCAGCAACCAATGAGGTTCCACCAGAGAATACTCCTACACCACCTCTCAAAAGATTTATGTTCTGTAAGATTGCTGTCTGACTTCCCTGTCCGATTGAAACGGATTTGGCAAGAGCCGCATTCAGAGTGTCCAAGTTCTGCAATAGTTTTACTTGGTCAGGTGTGAAAACAGCGGAAAGTTTTTCTTGTCCGATTGATTTTAACTGTTTGGAGAATCCAGAAGGTGTAAAGCCTTCCCCTCCAGCCCTTCGAGACTTCTTTATGATATTTGCCAAGAATCTCTTTTGTAACTGCCTCTCAATATCTTTTCCGAGGGTTTGATACATTATTTTGATTTCATTCGCTGAAACGCTTGTTTTTGTCAGCATTTCGGAAATCGTGTCGAAATCTCCCTTCTCAGTGAGTTTTTTTATCTTCTGTACGAATGGTCGGGCCTTGACCTTCTCGAACCCACGGAACATCTTATTTGCCTTGTCCAGTGGTGCTTTCATCTGTGGCAATACTTCGCCAAGAGATTGATCAAAGTCCTTTCTCATCGAGTGGTACATTTTTCGCCAAATTTTCTCTTCCGTGGAAGGTGCAAAAGATTTGAAGTTTGCTTTGTCTCCAATCTCTCGAAGAACCGCTCTTCGTTGTACAACTGTCTGAGTTTCATCAAACCCTTTTCGCAAATTTCTGAGGAATGGAAGCTCCGGGGAAGGTACCCCAACTTCTTCTGCAAGTCCTTTCTGTTCGATAAGGTCGTCCAAAAGTTTCATTGTTGGAGAGTCTTTTTTGAATACCATCGTGACACCCTTCGTGTCAGCAAGCTCTTCAGCAGAAGCGTAAAGGTCGTCGATTGTTTTTCGATACGCCTTTTCAACCTGTGAAAATTTATTTGCAATATTTTCTCCAAGCTCTCCCGCAGACGGAGCAGATTTTTCAATTCCTGTCACAACATCGTCGAATTTCGCCAGAGACTTATTGGCTCGTTTACTGATAGCTCCTCCGAACAATCCCTGTCCGAGTATCTGTTCAGTTTTTGAAGCCAGTGGAATCGAAGTTGCTGACGCTGAAAGTTCAATACCAAGTGCCTTTGCTATCGCTTCAGCTTCATTTTCTGCTACCTCTCCAGCTTTCATTGCTTTTTTCAATACCGCTGGCTTTTCTGCCTTTGGCACTCCTTCAAACATTTTTTTGAACTTTGAAAGATTTGGTACTTCTATTTTTGAAACAACTTCGGCTCCAGCTTCAAGTCCAGCTTTCAATCCAGCCTTTGCTTCTTGTATTCCAACATCGACACCTTTTCCAACAACTTTTTTACCAGCACCGCCAGTCAATACATCAATGGCAAATTGTCCAAGATTCCCAGCGAGTCGGTAAGATCTTGCTCCTTCTGGATCTCGTGCTTCGTATTCGTCCCATGCTTTCCCAACTTCGACCACTGCGTCCGCAACAGTTTTTCCACCTGTCCCATGTATAGGAGAATCAGCAACCCCTTTGCCAGCGTCTTTCATTATTCCAGCAATCTTGTCTTCCGTTTTTTGTGTAAAAGGAAGTTTCATTGCGGTCATAAAGATTGCACCAACATAATCTCCAGCGGTTCCGAGCAACTGACCGGCAGTTTCCTTTGCCAGTTCTTGTGTTTGTTTTGTATCCGTCATATCCGTTTTTACAGCAAGGTCGGAAAGAATATCTCCCCTTTCTTCTGCTCTTTCAGCAATGCCTTCTCCAGCTTCTCGAATATCATTCGGAGCGTCTGCAACTGCTCTTGGAAGAGCTGTGAGTCCTTCAACAAAAGGATTGTCTACCAAGTTTTTTCCAAAACGCTTCATAAAGCTATCTCCAGTGACTTCCGGCTGTTGAATTCCTGATCGTTCCAAGTCCCTACTCATTGAATTTTCTGCCCGAAGTTCTTTGTCTTCGATTAACCTTTGCTTTCTTGCCTCAATTCTATCGAATACAGACTCTTTTGGCTCTTCGATGGTTGGTTGTACCACTTCTGGTGTTAAGTCCTCCACAACTGGTTGTGTGACCTCTGGTGTTGCCATTCGTCTGGCACCAGCAAAAATCTCTCGCATTTCTTCAGCAGAAGGTTTGCGATTTTTAGGGGTTTGTACCCCCATTCCAGCCATGATTTCATCAAATTCAGCCATTTTGAGTTATTGTTTTACGAAGTGTGTTGCTACTTACTGACGCTTTATTCAGTCCGTCCCCTTGATAATAACTTTTATCTGACGAGTCCGTCGGAAGAGAAGCCCACTCCTGAGAGAGTCTACGCTGTAATTCTTCCATATCAATTTTTCCTTCTAAAAACTCATTCCAACCTCTTCGTTCCAGAAGTTTCTCTGCCATCTGGTCTTGAAGCTCTGGAGTGAATTTCTCGTCCCCAGTCAGTCCCATTTCTTTTTGAAGTCCTGTAAGAGTCTTTTGAAGAAATTGGTATTTTCCAACAGCACTTGAAGGGGATCCTCCGAAAACCTGCTCCGTCTGATACTGACTGACTTCTTTCAAAGTCTTACCAGAGAAATCAATTTCCGTTTGGTTTGCGTCCCCAAATACAGCGTTGTACTGTCCTTCCGCTTCAGCGTCCCCAATCAAGTCAAGAAGTTCTCCCTTTCCAGAAGAAGCTCCGGGACCACCCAAATATTCGTCAATCTCGTCACGAGTCACATCTGTATACCCGCCTCGAACCGCTGTACCCATTTCATTGCTGTTCTCAAACCCAAAGGTTGTTGTTTTTTCGTCAATAGCGTCTTGAATATCCTCAAGGTAACGATCCATCTGGTCTTCAAACTGAGTACTGTTTTGACCAATATTCGGTTTGTTCTTTGAAAGTCGTTGTGCTTCTGCTTCTGAGACAGCCGCTCCTGACATTCTCTTTATGTAATCTGCCAAGATTTCTCCAGAAAGTGCTTCCAGTTCGTTGTAAATTTTAAGCTCTTTTGACGGTTTTCCTCCGAGTCCTTGCCATACTCTTGACGCTTGCCTTGATCCTTTGTCCAACGCTCCTTCAAACGGTCTTGGACCAGCCTCCGCAACCAATTCTGCATATTTCGCCAGCATTGCTTTTGCGTTTCTTTCTTCGTCCAAAAGAGAAGTAAGATTTTCAGGAATTTTCACATCTGCTTGATATTTTTTGTTTCCACCACCCTTTGATTGTCGAATTGCAATTACAGCGTCAAGCTCTCCTTCCGTTGTAGTTTCTGGCAATCCGAATGCTTGTGCTTGTTTATCACTGATTTTCGTTCCCAGTTTGATTGCTTCAGCAAATTTGTCTCCCCAACCTTCTTTGAAGGCTCGTTCTTCCATTGCTTCCATGTTTCGGTTTGTGATCCGTCCAGTTTTTACTCGTAAGAGAGCAGATTCCATTCGTCCACTGACAACATCGCCACCAGCACTTACTCCGTCTTCAAGTAATGCTTTATTCTTCAGGTATTGAGTTGCTTCTTTTGGCTCCATATCTCCAGCCAAGAATCGTGCGTCAAGTTCTGCTTCCGTCGCTGGTTTGTCTTCCCCACCGTCGAAATCTTCTTTCAACAAGGCTCTTGCTTCGTCTTTGACACCCTCACTGAGTGTCGGACTGATAATCATTGCACCAAGTTGTTTTTTCTTGAAGTCGTCTGAATACCCCATATCGTCAAGTTGCTCCATGAATTTACCAACTTCATCTGGATCCGTAACTTCTCCAGCCCAGAAATCAGCGATTGTTGACTTCACATCTTTTCGTGCGATTTGTTCTTCGCTCCAGTTATTTTTCGCAAGGAATTCATCACGAAGTGCTTTCGCTTGAAATTCTCCGTATCGAACCTTCATTGCGTTGTACGCTTTATCTGAGTTCTTTCCAGCCGCTTGATAAACCTTCTCGAATTGGTTTTCCATAGCAATTCCGCTTTCATCAAGGCCACTGATAAAGTTGTTCAATTTTAATTTATCCGGGTCGCTCTTCATCATTGAGTATTCTCGCTCCACTTGAGCAAGTGCAACCATCGGAGTAAGACCTTCTTTCTTGAGTTGATTCAATCGATCAACTTTTGCTTTTGAAATTTCTTCAGAAAAAGAAAGTGTTTTCTTTGCTCCGAGTGCGTCGAATTGTGTCTGGACATCAATCTGTCTGCTCTTCTCGCTTGTAATAGCTGCGTCGAGCATATCATCAACGGTGTCCGTCATTTCTTCGTCGTCCGTGTTGTACTGAATCTGGAGTTTTTGTAATTCAGCTTTCCCCTGTTCAGTGATTCCTCCGTCTGGAGTTCGGTGTTGATTTTTTACACGGTCTGAGTTGATCCGAAAATTCTCGTCCATGATTTCACGAGCTTTCTCTTCTTTCTTACGAACCTTGTCTTCAGCTCGTTTTATTGGGTCAACATCTTCCCCTGTCTCGTCCTTGAGGTAATAAGAACCGTCCTCACGCATTTCTACACGATCCCCAGCCTCAGCTCCCATAAATTGTTTTACTTTGAACATGTGGTCAGCTACATCTCCAGATTTAACTTTTCCAGTAGCAGGGTCAATAAAACTTGTTGCAACCGCACTATCAACAACACCTTCTCTTTGTTCGTCAGTAATACGAACATTGATACCCTTTGCTCGTGCCGCTTTCTGATCCGCTGAAAGGTCTGATTCTGAAAACTCAATCGTTTCTTTTACTCGTTCTGCTTCTGGAAGATTTGCATTGAATCTTTTTTCTTCCTCTGACATTGCTGTAAAGGCTGGATTTATTTTTTCTCCAAGCCCTCCAATATTTCCGAGTTCAGATTCTTTACCCTTTCTTTTGAAAGTTTCCTCTCTGTTCGTTCTTTTGTCGCTTTCTTGTTGGCTTCTGATATTTACAGTTTCCGCTGCAATAGCGTTTGCCTGTTTAGTAGCTTGGTCACGCTCCCAGTTTGAAACACGAAGTTGATAATCTTTCCCACTTTCCGTTGCACCCAGTCTTGGAGCAGAGGCTTCAAGGTAACTATAATCTTGTGCTGTCGTAACTTTTGGAAGTTTCGCAACTTGATTTTGAGCGTATTGATTCACACTGGTTGTCTTGTTCGCAGTAGAACCACCAGAAGAAATGTATTTATCCTTTATCAATTTTTCTGTTCCAGATAATTCTCCATCGAGCTTGTCCCCTCGTTTTATAGAGTTTGCTCCATACAATTCAGAAGCCAAGTCTGGATTGTCTTTTGAAACGATTGGTACACCGTCTTGTGTAAACCCAGCACCAGTATTCGGTGCTGAAGAAATTGGCTTCACTCTTATACAGCGATTCCCAACAAGTGTGTATCCAGTTCGACAGGTTTTAGCCATTTTTTTTATTTCGTTAAGTTACAGAATTTTTTTAAGTAGTTCGTCCAACTTTTCCGTACAAATTTATTTTACTTGCCGCAGAAGCGAACGCTCGAATAGTCTTTGCTCCGTCCAAATATGATCCTTCAAAGACAAACTTTGTCGTTTTCGCAGGGATTGTTCTCTTTATGATATTTGTCTGAGCTACCCCAGCAACCTCAAGAGTAATATCTACATCTGAAGTGCCAGTATTATTTGCGAAGATTTTAACTTCGTCGAACCCAGCAACAGGGGCTGTGTGTACCAATATAGAGGTTCCAGTAACAATTCCTGTTACTTCAAGAGGTTCTCCATTTGTAGAAGCCGAAAGCGGAAGTGTAGTGTATGTCATTTTTTTAAAAAATTATTTAGTAAGTCCAGTCGTCGTCGATAAGATAACCAAGAATCATCGTGAAGCTGGATGGCATTGAGATAACAGTCCCGGCTCCAAAGATAAGAGGTTGTTGCAAATATCTACCATTGTTTCCATAATCCCCTGCCATAATGTAATTCCCGTCTGCATAAAGAATCCCTGTATTGTCTTTCCGAACATTTGTCACTACCAAAATCTTTCCTACTGGGACTGTGTAACTCCCTCCACTTTGCACCTTGTGTACAACTGGATCGATCCCACCGAGGTCAGCCGTGTCCACAAGAATCCCATTCACTGTCGTTGCAGCATGATCACTACTGAGTTGTTTCGTTCCATTCCCCTCTAAATAAATTGGAGAGTTTAGCCCACCGAAAGATGATGTACTAGAAAATTGTCCAGTGTACCCATAACAGATCCAGTTGCTATCCCAGATTAGTTCATTTGAGGCTGCGTCAACGAACACACCTGTGATTATCAAAGTTTTCCCACTCGGAATCACATACGAAGATGCTAATAAATTATCAAGATTTATCAATGTTTTTGTAATCCCCTCGTCAGAGAAAATGTTTACCGGAAATTGCAAAGAGTTGAAAGAAGATCCTCCACCCCCTCCTGATGGAGTGTAGCTTGATACCACTTCCAAGTTTGTCCCATTCGATTCTAACGTGGCAGACTGGTACTGTGTAGCGAGTATCATTGTCGCAGACTCGTCAACTGTCTCCGCACCATTTGGATCAATCGTGACAGCATTCGTCGTTCCAACATTCTTGATGAGAAATTTTTGACCTGCACGACCAACAGCAGTTGGGAGATTCACAGTAATTGCTCCGAGAGTAGTATCACAAAGTATCGTATGCTCTCCATTTGTTACTGTGTATGGAGAATCTGTGTTGTCAATTTCTGTGACAACATTATTGTCTTTTACAGAATAAGCAGGACCATAGTTCAAAATACTTGTTACTTCCCCGTCTGAATCAGTGACAATCTTTGCGATTGGATAATTACCATAATTGAATCCAACCTCATTGCTTGCCAGTACACCAGTCCCAGTGACGAGTTCGTAATACAATGTTTTATTGTCTGCCGGGTCGTGACTCGCAACTCCAGCGTAAACTCGAAGTGTTTGTTTATCGATCCATTGACCAGAAGAAAAATCAACAAGTTTCGTATCTCCTGTGTTCACAATAGCAGTTATTTCTCTTTGACTTGCTGTAAAATTGTCAAACTCTGATTCTATATGAGTTTCAAAAGTGTCTTGCTGAAGTGTAATTGCGGTTTCGTAAGCATCTTGCTCCACGGTTTGACGCTCGTTCGCTGCTTTTTGTTCTCCCTCAAGAGAAGCACCGAGAAGGTTTGACTCATCGTTAATTTCTTCAAGAGCGGTATCAACTTTTGTTTCCAATTCTGCAAATTCCCCAGTTCCAACAACCAAATTTGCCGGAGACTCTTTACTGAAACTGTCGATTTCAAGTGCTGTAAGATTGTTTGCAATAATATTGTCGTTGTTGTCGGTACCGTCGTCGTCATTCGCAAGACCAAGCATAAGATTTCCAGCACCAGATTTTCGTATGTTCAAAATATATTGAATTTTTCCATCAACCGTAGAAGAACTTGCAACATCTTCAATACCAACACGGAATTGTTTTGTTGTGTCCGTTTTCTCCACGAGAGTAAGACGAAACTTTGTGAGAGTCCCACCCTGTCTTTGAAGAGTTAAATTATAAATCGCACTGGTGGCGACAACAGTAATTGTTTCATCTGGAGTAGCACCTGCTGGTGTATATTTAGCAGCGAGTTTGAACCGTGTGAAATCGAGCGTTTTTTGCGTCATTTTAGAAAAGGTTATGCTTTAATGATACCGATTTGTCCAACCTGTTACTTGATTTGTACTCTACGAGTATATCATAGATTTTGAAATTTGCGTTGGACTCTTCCCAAATTTCTACTGCGATTGTGTTGAACCGCATTCCAAATTTATACCGCTCTCCACGGATAACATTCTCTTCAATAAGGTCACTTGCTCCGAGAGCAAATACATATTCTCCATAAACTGCTCCAGAATCCCTTGTAGTAAGGTCTGCAACAGAAATTGTCTTCTCAAGTATTGGAGATTCTGTTTCGTTGTTGAAGTATGCTTTCAGTTTCAATATTGCGTCCGGGGAAGCCTCAGCAATAACATTTATTGATTGAAGGTTTTTTGCACTTTGCGGAGATCCGAGTCCGTCAAATTCAGTAATGTATTTTGATTTGTTTGGAGTACCTTCTGCAACCAAGTAATTGTCAGCGAGAGTATTCACAATCCCTCCAGAGTTTGCCCCTCCGATAACTTTTCCATCGACAATGCTGGCGTGTCCAAGATATTTGTTGTTGATAAAATAAGGTGGCTTCCCTTTCTCCCTTCTATCAAAAGCAATGAACACATTATTCGTTGGATTGTCCAAAGCAACTTGAGCAAGAATCCTGTCGTTTTCTTGGTCATAGACTACAAACCCGTTTGAATGGTCAATCTTTTCGTTCCAATATCGCTCTATCTTTCCCCCAATAATAAGGTTCGTATAATTTCCAGAGTAAGGATCAATCTCAATAATTCCTGAAGAATTCATAATCACGATTGAATTCCCTGTTGAACAAACGAATCTTTCGTTTTCAACACCTTCTCCGTTGTATCGGAATGATTCAATCTTTGTGAAACTTGAAACAGCGTCCGTGGCGTTGCTTTCTTCCGCCCAGTGTGCTTCTGCGTCCCTCTTTCCAAGAAAGATAACTCCGGTTCCACCCTCAACAACCGCTGTACAAACAGGAATTCCGCAGTTATAATTCCCTGCTGCGTTTGCTCCAGTTCCTCCAGTGAATCCGCTTGTTGGATCATTGTCTGTAAATTTCGCCTTTCCGTCGGTATCAACATACGATTTTCTGGCTCCATCATTCGCCATTGAAATCAAACCAGCTCCAGAAAGAACCGTAATTCCATATCCGTTCCACATTTTTGAATCTCCACCGTGTCCAATAATTGAGAATTTTCCTGATTGTCTACAAACCAGAGTTCCAAAAAACACTGCGTCCCCAGTACCACCATAATTTGTATAAACTTTTAAGGTTGATCCTGAAATGGTTGTTCCAAGATATTCTCTGTCAATAGTTGCTACTGTATCACTCGCAATGGCTGTAATCTGGTAAACTCTTCCATCTCCGGGGTCAACAATCACATAATCTCCAATAGTAAGGTCTGTGAGAAACGCAGAACCAGCACCAGTGAGCGTAGCAGATCCAAGCGTCCCTGTGACGGTTCCTGTGGCAGAATCTACTGTTTGTGTCGCTGGAGTAAGAATTGTACCGTCAGCGTCAATTACACGCAGTTTTAGCACACTACTTATAAACCCAAAGACGAGCGTCTGACTTGTTCCTGTTTCTGTAATATGTTCTCTGACATATTCGATTGAATCAAAATCAGTAATATCTGCCAATAATTCGTCCTGTTTTGTTTTTTCGAGAATTCCACGGCTGTTCGACATATTCATTTGATAGTTTGCACCAGAAGAAATATCGTCGCCACGCATTCCACTGACAAACGGAGCGTAGTTTTCCAATTCTTTCTTCCGAGCATTTGTTTTTGTGTCGCCTTTCATTGAATACGGTTTGATTGAGAAATTGCGTTTGTGACTGTTGAAACAGCCTCGTTTTCTTCAATAGTTAAGTTGATTAAAGCCATCATTTCTGAAATCAATATTTCTTGTGCCTTTTCTGTTTTGAATGGGAAGTCTTCCTTAAGTTCTGTTGCTCTTGCAATATCTTTTGGATATTTGATATTGAAGTTCAGGTATGAATCCACATACCATTTTCCGTTCCGGGGTTTAATGAATTGAATCCCGATCGGTTCGTCAAAATTCCCTTCTGGATAAAAGAGTGTCGTTTTGTCTTGGACCAGATCATCAGGAAAAGATACTGGAGAAGTTTGATCTTCCAGCCATTCCTCGAACGCACTTGGTTCAAACCCTCGCAATTCGTTTGAAACATTCACAATCGCCCGTTTGAACAGAGAGAAAAACACAGCGTCAGAAGATACATCTGGAAGCTGTACATCTCGTGAGTACACATCTGATTTGAAAGTGGTAAAAGTAATAGCTGACATTGTTTTGGTTTAGTTCTTAATAAAGCCCCCCAGTAGAGGGACTCTATAAAAACTATGTTGCAATCACAATTTTTCCGAATTTCTTTCGATTTTCGGTTGGAACTTCAACTCCCCACGCTGCTTCTGTGAGATGATTCACATCACTTGAGTTCTCTCGAAGACGAGTGAATGATTTGACTGGGATTGGGTTTGCCAATTCAATCAAACCAGAGGCTCCCAAGTAGCAGTGTGCTTCTTGAGTACCGAACGCAACATTATCTGCTGCGTCTGTGTAAGCAATCTTACCGAATTTTGAGTTGAAAGTCTGCTTTGTAGCAGAAGTATCAACCGCAGACAACTGTACAAGATTTGCAACTTCGTCTGAATCCGCTGCCCCAACTGCAACCCCTGTCACTGTTGTAACTGACGGTGCGTTGATCAAAGTGGTCAATGCTGTCATTGTTGCCGCTGCTGTACCACCAATCAAGACATTACCTGCTGCCGTACCAATCGCTGCAACAAACGTGAAAGGTTGTCCTTTGATTGTGATTGTATCTCCCGCTGTTGGAAGTCCGGACCAAGTAGCAACGATTTGGTGTGTAACTTGATTTGAGACATAGAATCCCACTCCAAGCATATCCATTCCCAAGAATCCGTTTTTCATAACAGCGTCAGCATAATTAAATCCTGAGCTTGCTCCTTCAGTCTCGAAGTCAGCAAGTACATCTGGTGTTGCCACCAATGACATATCTGCGTATTCTCCAGCACTATTCGCAACTTTTGCTTTAGCTTGTGAAAGAACTTTCTTTGCTGTATAGGTTGCTCCAATAGCAATCGCTGTACCAGCAGATCCACCAACATCTCCTTCATCAACTGTCACACCTGCTTTAGAAACTTCCCCAAGGAAATCTCCGTCCATAAGTGCTACGAGTTGTTTTCGAGCTGCTTTAAACTGTTTGAGCAAGAAGTCACCAGCATTTTGGTAAAGTTTTGAGTCAAATTCGTTCTGAGTGAATGAATATTCAAAGTCTCGATTGATAACCAACTGAGTTTGTGTATTCGTGAAAGTCTGAATCTTATTATCAGATCCACGAGTATTTACACGAGCTTTTCCCTCAGGTGTATTATCGTAATTGTAGGTTTTACCCGCTCCACCTTTTGAAAGGGCGTTGTGAGCAATTTTTCCACGGAGTTTTTCGTACACTGACATCAATTTGACGTGTACCTCAAGTTTTCCAAATACTTGAGCGTAGACCGCACTGAATGAGTTTGTGGCCATTTGTAGTAATAAATAAAGGAATAATTATTCCTCCACTTTTACAACTGGGATAAATCAATCTGTTCGAGTGATTTTCCGTCCAACAGTTTTTCAATATTGACTTCGCCTTTCTTCTTTGGCTTGTCAGTAGAATTTCCTGTCGTTGACAATTTAAGTGTTGCCGCTTTTTTCGAGCCAGAGATAGGGTTTTTTTCAAGATACACTTTGAGAGCATTTGCTGATCTCGCAGGTATCGTACCTTCCTCTTTATGGTATGCTTTTATGAACTCCTTGTTTTTGAGAACGGTGTTTGAGTCGATACCCAGTCGTTCTGCCCAAGATTCAACTGCTTCTTTCCGAGTTCTAGTTTCTTTCGATTGTCGAAATTCTTTCAACTCTTCTGCTGTTGGATTAAGTTCCTTTAAAGCTACCGCTTCTGGTGAGTCGTCGATTGGATCCGCTTCTTCGATTTCCAAGTCGAGGGCTTCCATAAGCATTTTGGCTTGTTTTCCACGACCGCTTGATAACATATTCGTTAGCTTCTCATTTCTGAGTGCTTCCGGCATAGTGCTATACTTGTCGATCAATGAAAGGTCAGCGTCACTTAAAGCGTCTGTATCTGCGTTTTCTTCAGGTTTGTCTTCTCCGTCTTTAGGCGTTTCCTTTGGATCATCTTTAGGATCATCTTTAGGTTCGTCTTCAGGCGTAGCAGGGTCTTCTTTGGGATCCGCAGTTACATCTGCGACATCTTTTTGAGGGGATTCTGCCAAGGCGGCCAGTTCTTCAACTGTGGCGTTTGCATTTGTTCCGTCTTCGGAGGTCATGTTTTTAAAGTTAGTAATAGTGAAAGAGCAGTCGTATAATAAACTGCTCTCAGAATGTTTGCAAATAGTTTTTGTTTACTCCTTCTTGACAGCTGGCTTCTCAATAGACTTCTGTTGATATTCTGCGTAGAAGTCAGTAGTGAATGCTTCAAAGCAATTTATCCCCGTACTGAGGGCTTGAACAACATTTAATGTGTCAAATTCTGGTTCTCCCAACGCTTGAATCTTTTTTACGAGTAATCCGTACTTGATAAACTCTCCATACTTCGACATGAATTCAAAGAAATCTGTAGGATCGAGTTTCGCTTCAACCATTGCGTCAATGATTCCTTGCGATATTTTAAACGATTTCATTTCAGGTGTTTTAGGCATTTTATTGAGGTAAAGGTGCTCCGGGTAATGCTTCTTGAACTTCTGGCTGTGGCAGTCCAAAGTCTTCTCGATTGAATCGAACCTTTCCGTATTTGTTCGTGAAGTAGAAGTCTTTGAGTTTCACACTTGCTTCTGAGGCTGGATCCAATAATCCAATATCATTCCGTGCGTCTTGCATTTCAAAGAATGATTGGTCGTCCAGTATTCCATCAAGTCGTGGGTTCAATGAGAACTCTGTTTCTTTATTTGCTTCCAAGAACTCGCTGATTTTTACCGGGACCGGAGAATATTGACCGTTTGCGTCTTTCATAAGGTCTTTGTCCTCTTGGCTCTTCTTTGCATAGAAGTAATCGCCAACCTTTGTGTACAATGTTTTCTTGTGGAATTCCGAATCCCCACGCTTCAACATATAGATTGTCTCCATTGCAAACGCCTTGTCTTCATCTGAATTCGCTGCAAGAACGAATCGGTTGGTTTTATCTGTTTCGTATTTACGAGATTTCTGTTGTCCGTCAGTCGGAGCGTAATCAAGCAAGATTCTGTAATCAATTCGAGTCCTGATTGTGGCTTGATCCGTACAAAACTTCTCCCAAGTCTCGAAAATGTTAATATCTGGTTGAAACGCCAACTGGTCAGTCTTGATTGGATTTGATCGATTCTGGTTTATAAAGAATGGACTCTGACTTCCTGCTCGTTTTGTTGCAAGATATTGGTTCCATTTGTTTTTAATATCGTCGATTTCGTCAGCGTAGAACACCAACAATGGGTCTGAAGCCAACACCGCTGCGTGTGACGAGGAATTAACAATAACTGTCTCCAAGTACGCCAGTGGATACAATTTATCCAATACACCGTATCCGTGGTATCCACGAGCGGGCTTTTGGTAAACTCGTTTCTTTACAGGACAAAATCCGTCCCCGTCGTCGTCTTCCCAGAAGTAATTTGTCTCGTCCATCTGCATTTCTTTTGGTTGGTATGATCCACCACCAATCAATACATTGTGTTTTTTCAAAGCATAATCCCAATATTTTATCACTCCGAACATTCGATCCCTGTCTTGAAGATTCTCCAAGTCAACAGAAGTTTCCTCGAAATCAATCTTTACCTCGAATGGAAATCCGTATTGAACTTTCTTCAGAATTTCGGGACCGTAATTTTCAACGAGTTGACCCATCGTAAGATTTTCAATGGTAACAAGGTCGGTATCTCCGTAGAATCCACGGACATTCTCCCATTTCAGGTGTTTCTGCTGAATCTTGATTGCTTTTCCGTCTTTCTTTTGATATTCCTGAAAAACCCAAGTTTGACCCATTGCCATATCGTGACCAGAATCAGATACCATTTTGTCATATCCTCCCTTTGTATTCACATAAGAAACAAGCGAAGAATAATTCTCCGCAGTGTCTTTTAGCTTCTCTGGGGCGTTTTCTTGGGTTGGAGAGAACTCTGTACTATCTGGAAAGAGTTTCGCGGTAGTGACGAACTCATAACCTCCCAACATCAGGTTGGAAGTGAAGAGTCCTTTCGTTTGCTCTTCCCCTTCCGAACCCAACAGTTTTTGCATATATTTTGACAAATACTCCCTGACAATCCTCCGCTTCTCGAACTCAAGGTCTTTATCTTCGTAGCGTTTTTTTATGAATGCTACAACTTTTGGATCGCCTTGGTTGTTTTTGCCGGAGGGTTCAGTCTGCATTAGAATAATTTGTTAAATTCTATAATTTGTTTCTGACATTCTACAATAAAGATTTCCATTCTCTTCACTGCGGATTTGGCTGCTTCTGCTTCAGAACCCCAGTATCCACCAGCTTCTCGCTGATAATCTGCTCGTTTGAATGGCACAGGCACTTCGCCTTCTGGCTCCCAACAAACAAGGGTTCCGTCTTTTTTCGTTTCTTTTAGTACTTCAAGATTCTTGATACCGTCCTTGGTATCAAAATAAATCCGTTCGAGTCCGAGTGGTTTAATTTTTTTGCCCATCTTATTTAAGTTTTTTAATAGATAATCCGTCTTTATCAATCAACATTTCCCAGTTTCCTCCTTCTCCGTCCCCACTGTAAAACTTTCCTATCAGTCCTTGTGCAAGAAGGTCGTCCCCTGTTTCTTGAACTTTCGCTGGTATCTTACCACCTTTCAAAGATTCTTCACGCTTTTCTTGAGAAGCTGACTTTGGTGGGTCTGTTTCTGCTGGTGCTGGCGTTGGTACTGGTTCGGGTGCTTCAACATCATCATTGTTTGTTTCAATGATTGGTGCTTCTGGCGGTACTCCCAAAGTTTCGTCAATCTTATTCATCAACCAAATTCCGTCGTTTTTCTTGTTGTTTGGTGCGTCTGCTCCGATCACTTCTTTGTACTTGGCCTGTAACATGGCAATATCTTCTGACATTTTTTTTAAAATTAAGAATTAAAGATTTACTCCAAACCGAGTATAGTTATCCTCCACTGGAGCGTCAAACTGTTCTCGTGCATGGGGCTTTTCTGCTACTTGTGATTGGTACGCTGCTGAATCTGAAGCGTCGTCGTTTTGACTACTTGGGAAGCGTAACAGCTCTCCCTCAAGGTCTTTGCATTCTCCCTCAATATGAAATATTGATCCAGAGGTGTATCTTGGAATGAGGCCACGAATTCGAGTCTCTTTTTTAGTTCCCCCATGTTTCAGAGGTACCATTTTAATAAATGTATTTCTCTTTCGCATTTCCTCTTCCAAGAACGGTAAAATTGCAATAGTGAATGTTGTCTCTTCCAGCCCTATACACTCAAGCCCTTTCGGACTCCAGTGGTTCCAAAGCTCGAAAAACTTGTCGAACAGTTCGCCGCTGTTCAAGTGTTCTCTCCAAGATTTGAAGTGCCACTTGTTCTGATCGTCAACCCAATTCATCGTGAAACCGCAGAAATCTGCTCCTTCGTCTTTCTTTACTGCTGAATCGACGGTTAAAAAGAGTCTTGTTGTCTTCTCCATTACACGAGACATTTTGATAGGTAAGAAATATTCTGACTTGAACTCCCTATTTGCTCCCGTAACTGGATCACACATATATTCTCCATACCAATCCTCTGCGTCGAGTCTGATTGCTGTACATTTCTCCTCAGTGAAGTAATCCCAAGTCGGGACTCCGCATTCATCGAGAAGAGGTACAATAATCTCTTCAACATTTTTGGATCGCATATTTTGTATCACTCCAATATCAGTAATGTAATTTGCGGTACACATATAGCTCCCATCAACTGAAAGCCCCTGTATCGCTTCATCAACCTTGCTGATAATGTTTTGAGTAATCGTATCTGAGTCCGCAGAATCCCTGTCTTCAATATCGTCGAACCATATCAGGTCTGGACGAAAAGCGTCTTGAACATGACCACGCTGAGTTTGACCAACTGTTCCAGCCGCTAATTTGACACCGTTCCGCATTGTGAAGGATCCCATTGTTTCCTCCCTTTTTTTATTTGAATCGTTCAAGAACATATCTCCGTAAATATGACGAACCTCAATCATAAGATTGTAAATATCCGTCACAACCTGTTTTGAATTCTTCCCATCTTTTGTAAGGACCTTCAAATATTTTCTGGAAGCGTCTTCATCGTTCAACAATGCAAACGAATAAAAGAGCTTCGCAAGAGTTGTTTTGGCACAACCACGAAAAGCAATGTTCAGAAAGTTCTTCTCTCCACGGTATGCACGAATGTATCCGAGAATCATTCGCTTGTGGAATGGTGCCGGGGTATGTGCAAAATATCGTGGGTAATTCGTCGTGAAAAGCTGATACTTCTTGAATACGGCCTCTTCAGAGTCTTTTGAACTGAATCCGAACAACGCTTTCTTCTGAACAGCAGTTCCAGAAAAGAGTATTTTTTTGATTCCTTGTTTATCCCCCTCTGTCATTTTGTCAAGTTGTAGTTATAGATTGCCTGACCCCCGTAAATATTTTACCTTAAAAAACAGTGAATGTGTTATTTTATAATATCCGATCAAGCAATTTATTCATTGCTGTCTTCGTTTCGAGTGGCATTTCTCCACCGTTCTTATCAGTGTTGGCACCTTGAAGGCTTGAATATCCTTTCATATTGTTCTCTGAAATCTTTTCAACAGCCTTCGCTTCGTCCGTACTGACAAGTTTTGAGTCTTTAATTTGTTTCACATAACGCTTTAATTGACCCTTGCCTTCAATAGCAATCTCTAAACAAGAGAACTTTAATTCCTCGATAACGTCCATTATAGTCCCGTCCTGTTCGAT